TTTATAATTTCAGAATTTGTTAAACCAGTTTGATATAATAGTTCATCAACATAAATATTATCTCCATTGCGATATACTGACAACAATGCAGTCGGGTCGTTTGAGTAACCCCAATCAAGACCATTAGAAATAAACTCGGCTTCTTCCGGTATCACTTCTATCAAGTTAAAATTAAAAACTACACCTTCAAGGCTGCCGATTTCCCCAAGTCCATACACTCTATACCAGTTTTCCCAAAAAGGTGATGTCCTTGATTTCTCTTTTGCTTTCTCTATAAAACGAAGTGCTGATTCCGGACATGCTTCATTGTCTAGGTAATTGATTGAAATAAAATCAACATCTTCGTCATGTATAAGTTCTTCGTGAAACCAAAAAGAATTAGTAGGATTCCAATCAAGGTAAACGCCCTTCTTTGTCCTTGATACCAATTCCGTATATGCGTGAAATGATAAATTATTACACTCATTCATATATAAATAATCACGCCTTGCACCACGCAATTTTTCATCACTATCCGCAGAAAAGAATTCAATAGTTGAGCCATTATGAAAAGTATATTTAGAATCTGATATATTCCAATGGTCAGCTATCCATCTGCCGGTGTGTGCCATTATCTTTTTAAAATCTTTCATCGCACCACGCTTTAAATGCGGTATAGATTCTGCAACAATAGATACTTCAGTCAATGGTAATTTAATTGCAATATCAATAAGAATAGGTATAATGCCATATGTCTTACCGGCACTCGTACCACCTTGTACTCCCTTAATGAATTTACTAAGTGATAGTATTTTATTAATTGCAGTTGTACGAATAAATGCCATTACTATTCGGGTTTATGGTCGGGGAATAATGGCTGCTCTTGTATAATAGTTTGATTCATATCAACTGATTCTTTTGGCTTACCATATACACGGCTGATTAAAGTTTCTATTGAATATAAGCTGCCCCTATCAATGCTTTTTTTCATTGCACCGGCAATAGTCAATTCAAGTATAGTTGCTTCTTTTTTATTTTCCCATACTTCCTTTAATTCATTCAAGGTCATTGCCATCATTGCTTGTATGGTATGATTGATTTCGTGCTGCTGATAACCTTGCTCTTTCAATAGCGTGGTAAACTTCCTTGCCCTTCCTTTTATGTTGCCCGATTGACCTTTCTTATATTTTATAAGATTAGCTAACTGCTTTTGTGTTGGCATTATATTTTATTTAAGTGAACTTCTTTCAAATAATCAATGTGCTGCTTTTTATCTCCGTAATCAATATGACACTTTCTGCAAAGTGCCATTAAATTATCAATCACATCTTTTTTAATTGTACCACCCATGCCTCGGCATTCTATATGATGAATATCAACTGCTTTATCATTGCATAGTTCACATGGTATAAAATCTGATACATCATACTTAAAATGTGATAAATATATTTTTGTATGTGCTTTCATTATTTAATATGAGCCAAGAATTCGCTTCTCGCTTTATAATCGTCTTTAAATACACCAAGTAACTTATTTGTTGTAGTCCATGTATCATGTTTCTTTACTCCACGCATACACATACATAGATGCTGTGCTTTTAATGAAACGGCAACGCCTTTTGGGTTTAATTCTTTTTGTATTCGTTCTGCAACTTGACTGGTAATTCTTTCTTGATTTTGAAAACGATTAGCATATAAATCAAGTGTCCTTGCTAGTTTACTTAATCCAACAATCTTTTTATCCGGAATATAAGCAATACAAGCCACCCCAAAAAAAGGTGCGGTATGATGCTCACATAAAGAGAAGAATGGTATATTAGATTGTAATATCATTTCATCTGTACCTTCTCCATCAAATGATGTGAAATTAAATTCTTTTACCGAAAGAAACTCTTTCATAAATTTTATATATCGCTTAGGCGTTTCAATTAACCCTTCACGATTAATATCTTCACCAAGCGATTCAAGTATCTTTTGAAAATGCCATTCGGCACTATTCTTTTCATATATTGTCATACTCCGGTTTTTTTATCCCATATATCAATATGAAGCCTACTGCAAAAGTTCAAATAATTATTCTTCGCAATCTCTACTACTGATAATTTAGATTTATTAAGTAAATTAAGATTCTCCCCATGCGGCATTAACCATATCTTATATTTATGCATTAATGGAATATAATCTTTTTCTATTTCTTTATAATCTAAATCATTACCAATTACGAATTTAAAAATAGAGTTTAGTTTATTTATTGTAGTGATAGCTTGTTTATTTATTCTTACACTTATATCGTTACCACTTGATTCAAGTTTAGGCGAACAATTCCAAAGATTTACATTGTCGCATAAATATTGATTTGGAATTATTGTTCCATTCGTTTCTATTTCAATATATAAATCAGATACAATCGTTTTAATATATTCAATAAAACAAACCAACCGGTCTTGTTGTATTAATGGTTCTCCACCGGTAATAACTAAGTGAGCATTATTTTGCAATGCGAAAATCATATCTTCATTTAATACATCTTTTATATCTTTCATTTGGGCATTCATCCATACTTCGATTGTATCACATCTCCAAGTAGTTTTAGTACCATGCAGCTTTCCGTCAAATTGTGTACCCATCCCACCGCACATAAGATTACAACCGCCAAGCCTAATAAAGACAGATGGTATCCCAGTTGTTTTGCCTTCTCCTTGTATTGAATAAAAAACTTCACTAATTGCAATTTTCATATTTTTAATTTATAGGTTGCTAAGCATTTTCTTGTTTCTTCAACTCTGCATTCAATTAATATACAACCAGTTCCGGCAAGTTGTTCAATCGCAACTTCTTCCACAATATGCTTTGCAATATTTTCTGCGGTTGGATTGAATTCAGTTATAACTAAACTTTCATTTGATGCAGCTTTCAGTAATGGCAATAGTTCATCGTATTCCCAAATTAAAAACTTGTGGTCATAATTGTTTTCTAACCACATACAAAGTTTTTCTTTTATTACTGAAAAGTCCATTACTCTGCCAATTGCATCAAGTTCCGGTGCTGCAATAACAAAATGAATACGATAATTATGCCCATGCAAATATTTGCATTTGCTTTCATGTCCGGCTACTCTATGCCCACAACTTATATCATGGTATCTTTCTGCTGTTATCATACTATGTCGTTTGAATAATCAATGGAGTTTACTTTGTATGCTTGATGTTTAGTAAAGCATAGTACATTATACTTCTCTTTGTCAATGAATATACTATCCGTTTCTTTAAGGTCATGTGGGAAAGCATCGTCTATTCTATAAATAATATGAGCCCATACTTTCATATTAGGCGTTAGCAAGTTATATTTTTCTTTATTTATTTCTATGCTAACTACATATTTTTGTCCTAAATAAGTTTCAATTTCTTTAATGCCGTTAAGTGTATCAAAAAACTCAATAGTAAAGTATAGATGATAAATGAACAAAGGTATCTTTCCTATTTTGTTTCTTATAAAATAAGTTGGCATACTATGAAACCTGCCTTCTATTTCTTTGCCTTGCCAGTTTGATTTGCCTTGCATTATACTAAGTGTTTTATTATTTTCTTTATATTATTATTAAAGTCAAGTTTAAATTCTTCTAAAGGTTCTAAATTAAATATTGTAGGTATCTCTGAAATTTCAGTATATCTATTAGTGAACGGAACCATTTCTTTATAACAAGCCCTATCGGGAACCGCTATCCTGCAATCATACATCATTGCTTCTCTCAAAGTATAACCAAACGTTTCTTGATAAGCAGTTGATAGGTAGTATTTTGCTTTGCTCATATATTCATAGTATCCTTTTTTACTTAAACCATAAATATACTCAACATTCTTAGGCAAATGAATACGACTATTTATTTTTGAAGATGAAGTTACTATATATTGGTAATCGGGAAAGTTAATAGCAATAGACATGAATTCATCAAACCCTTTTTCTTTACATATCCTATGCGGCCAAATTACAAATTCTTCTTTCTTATTAGTCCACGGATATATTTCTTTTGCTTTATCAATATCCCAAACGTAACCGGTTACTATAACTTTATCTTTAGGTAACTTAAAATATTCTTCTACATTTTTTTTGTGGTAATTACTTCCTACAAATATTTTATCGCAAACTGCATGATAACCTTTTTCAGTATAATCACTCCAGTTTTGTAATCTTTGTACAAAGTCGTTTTCATCTGCTCTTCCGGCATAATTAAAACTCGCTATCTTAATATTTATGTCTTGAAGTTCTGCCATATACTTAATACTTTCAATTCCCGGAAAATAAATATCTCCAACTAAAAACCAATCTCCATTGTTCACTTTGCCTTCTTGAAATGCTATACTAACTAATTCAATTTGTTTTGCTTTAAATTGTATCGTTCTTTCTATATCAAGAAACTGACCTTTTCTAATTTCTACTTCATTGAAGTTATCGGGATAGTAAATGTAGTTACAATAAGGATATACTATATCATTCATAAGTTTAGTATATCTTTGTTCTATGTTTTCTATTGGTAGGTAATGTATCATCTATAAATTTTCGGTAAATAATAAAGCACCATTCTCATTATCTTCTAATACCTTAACGCTGCTGCTATTAAAAATAAAAAGTATTTGTTCTGCAATATCTTCACAACTCATTCTTTCAAAATTACAACACTTATATTCTTGAGAGTAATATTTTTTATTTAGATATTCAATTACATCTCTCTTAAATTTTATAATTTCTATATCTCTATCATTATGAGTTACATTTTTAATTATGGTAATATAAATCAAATGTCTATGCATGAGTTTTAGATAACCTACTTCTTCAATATTGCAAGTATCCCAACAATGGGTTCCTTCAATAGTAAATTTTACTACTATTTGTTTATTTATTTTTAAATCTTTCATAAGTTAATGTTCCGTTAATTAATTCTTGATTAGTAAAAATAATATCTTCAAGATTTCTTTTACTTCCAACTGCTAAAAACAAATTAACTCCTAACCTCTTTGAGTATTTTTGATATTCAATATAAGCAATCATACTTAATAGAAAGGCAATACATTTACTACCTTTGTGATTACTTACATCACTAAATACTTTAGGGGTTATCTTAACCATTTCAAGTAATTTTATTACTTCATCGGGTAACTTTTGTCTTTTCATTAAGACGCAAGACCAAGGTATACTTTTTAGTTTATCGGTAAAGTACATGATATTTCCAAATGCTTGACTTGATTGAATCCATGTACTACTATCTACACTACATAAAGGCAACTGATATATTTTAGGAAATGAAACATATCCTAACCCATGAATCTTTGCTTGTGTCTTAGCGTAAACATCTTGAAATCTTTTACTCATCCAATCTCCTTTAGTTGTGGTTCCCCCGGCAACGCAAAGGTGTTGGTTATTACTTACTGCTTGTTTCAAATAAGTATAATCATTATCTCCCGAAGTAAAAACAAACATTGGGTTAAGTTGTCTTTTTAGCATTGTTTCGTAATTCTTCTTACTTTCAACTTCGTTATTTATAACATCAAGCATAACGTACTTCTCACTATACTGACTATACTTATCAAGAAATTTGCAGTAGTTATCAAGTGTAAGCCATTTATTTTTATCAGCGTTATTAAATAAAGTAAATGCACCACTATCTATCATAATATTAGCAATGCAATCTTTACTATAACCAAAGAAACTATCACGAAATTTTTCTGCTTTACCTAAGTAAGCATAACTTGCTAATAAATTTAAGTATGTATCATTTGACTTCACAACCACTATATTTTTTTGATAGATATTCTTTTAGTTCAAGTTCAATCTCTCTCATCTCTCCCATCAACTCATCGGGAACTATTATTGTAATTACATTATCTTTTCTAAATTCAGGTTTCTCTGCTTCTTCAATATAATCTAGTTTATCCCAATCTTGTCTTATAGTATCTAGACCCCATTCATCCAGTTCCTCTTTATCCCATTCATTCGCCAACATATCCCAATCCCAATCACCATACCCAACATTATCTTTTATAATAAACTCTCTTTGCTCTTTCTCTGATAAATCAGATGCCTTAATAACCGGCACTTCGGTCAATCCGGCTTCTTTTACTGCCCTTAATCTCATGTTACCACCAAGCACAATCATATCGTCGTTTACCACTATTGGGCGTATATGCAGCATCTTGGGGAACTCCTTAATAGATTGCACCAACTTTGCAAACTTATCATCTTTTACTACTCTTGGGTTATTCGGGTTTAATTTGATTTGCTTTATTGGGAGAATCAATATTGGCAAATCTCCGTTTTTTTGTTTAGTCATTATTTTCTGATTTATGTTTTGGGAATGTCATTTTCTTTTCCTTTGCCGGTTTATTTTCAAATTTGCTTTGGTTTTCAAAAACAAACTTGACTAGATGATTAACGCACTCTTGGCAGCCACGCCATGCAAAATCTTGATGTGGACTTATTTGCTTTGCGTATAATTCAAATTTTATCAACTCTTGTTCAGAAGGGTGAACATCAATGCCTAGTTTTATTCTATCGTACAAGAATGTTCTTTCATTAAGAAATGCTTTCATTTTTTAAATGTTTAATGATTATTTTTTTTGCTTCTTTGATTGTATTGAATACCGAAGTGGCGTTTATACCGGTGATATCTGCGACCTTTTGATATGTTTTGTGTTCGGCATATAATTTCAATAGTTCTGCCATGTATGGTAATCCGGACTTGCAAACTGGTAAGCAATCAAGTGAAATTATTGTTTCTTCTTCTTCTTCGGGTTGTGCTATGTCGGGGAAGTATTCGGTAGGTGTTTCTTTGCCGTATTGCTTGGCGAATGATGTTCTAGTAAATTTGCTAGTGTTATAAAGCATCTTTACTATGTAGTGGCGTAGTTTATTTCTATTATATAGGTCAATGATTTTCGCTTCATCCATTGAAAACAATTCAAGGAATACATGCTGCAACACATCTTCCTTGTCGTATCTATTCG